TAACAATCCTGAATAAGTTTGATGATCTACCGATAGAAGATCGAAAGATTAACTATCGTTACTATATCAGTGAAGCCAAAAAGATAATTGCTGACTTTACTGAACAACAACTAGAGTTATTTTAGTAACCAACTTAAGAACCATAGAGTCAGAAAAGATGATTATTGAAGTAAATACAAAACTGCTGGATATTGATCCAGCACTAAACTCAAATCAATTACTGTTCTTAAGTATTGTATTGGATAAGAATCAACCAAACTATCAAGACGTCCGCAAGATTGTCAGCCTAATCAGCGACGACGAAATACAATACTTAATCGATCAACATTTGATTACCTCGATAGAGAGAGGTGATTCAGTTACATATCAACCGACAGAAGATTTACAAAAGAAGATAGCTCCTGAAAAGGATTACTTCGATATCTTCTATGATATGTATCCAGTGTATGTTGTGAGAGCAGATGGAAGCAAATCTTATCTGCGTGCAAACGTAAATAAGTGTAGACATTTCTTTAATACAAAGTGTGGTAGAAGTTCGGCTATGGCAGAACATATCATACATTGTCTCGACTATGAAGTCTCAAAAAGAATGCGAGAAGGAAGCTTAAGCTACATGATGACCATGTGGAATTGGCTTACGCGCAGTCAATGGGAAGCCATAGAAGATGAGATGTCCGATAACCAAACACCTGTAAATACTTATGGAACAGAGCTTATCTAAAATCAGACCTATGTCTGTTGTTGCCCAAGAGGCAATTAACTACATTGCTGGTAGAAGAAAGCATGACATTGTGTCTTTAAAAACACGATGGGATAAGTTCAATAAGCAATGTATGGGAGGTATTGAACCCAATACCGTTTATACCATAGCTGGTGTATCTGGAACTGGTAAAAGCTCGTTTGTAAACAGCTTGACTACCGATGTAATTGATTTGAACCCAACTGAGGACATAATTATTCTTAACTTCTCGTTAGAGATGGTTGGATTTAGGCAAGTTGGAAGGACGCTTTCGAATAAACTTCGTAAAACGACTTCGACTCTGTATAGTTCGGAAACGGACCTGGATGACGAGACCTTCAGAAAAGTCATTGCAGTATCTAATCAGCTAAAGGAGTATCCTATCTACTTTGTAGACGACCCAGGAACTCCAATGCAGGTAGAACAAATTATAAGAGATTTCTATGAACAGTACGTAAAAGGTACTGGAAAACATTTTGTGATTATCTATGATCACACGTTGCTGACTAAACAAGTTGGTTCTGTGTTGGAGACTACAAGTGAACTTGAGCGAGTATTTATACAAGCAAAAAAGCTCCCTTTGACGTCTATCATACAGATTGCACAAATGAATAGAAATATCGAGTCTTCAGAGAGGATAAATAATCCGTTGGGTCATTACCCAATGAGGAGTGATTTATCTTCGTCTGATGCAATGTTTCAAGGGAGCGATTACGTTCTCGTAATGCATCGACCCGAGTTGTTTGGAATTCAGGAATACGGACCTAACCGTTTACCTACAAACAATAAGGTTTATATGCATATGTTGAAAAACAGAGATGCTGGTAAACCTTGTATATTAGAATTCGAGAATGACCTGATGTACAACAACTTAATTGAATGTTAATGCTCAGACGAAAAGTATTAACAATTAAAATAGGCTGAATATATGAAAAAGACTTTCACTTTCAAGAAGAGTAATAATAATACGTTTCTGTTTCCCGAGTACACAACTACTTTTAAGAGTCCCAAGAAGAATTATTCTGAGATTCTTGATGACATTATTGCTGCTGATGTAATCGAGGATAACAAGTATCTCTTTAAGAATTATAGTATCGGTACTAAGCCGATTTATATTAGTAGCTCGCTGAAGGGTGATGATGATTTCATCAAGGCTGCTAAGTTCCTTGCCAACTATAAGAAGAATAAGAGTATTTATAACCTTCCTATTATCTTTGGTAAGATGTACCATCTGATCGATGGCACTCCCATTGTTTTCTACGATGATGAGTTGCAGATTGGTTTTGATGTGTACAAGTATTCGGACTTTAATGACTACTCTTTCCTGAGTACGATTAGTAAGCCCAAGAAGACGTTGATCATTGATATCTTTACTAAGGGTATCGATAATATTAAGATTAACATT